GGGTGGCATAAGTACATCACGTCAGCACTTTGCGCAAATTTTATATTGAATAGTTCAGCAGTTAAATATGGAGATGAGATTTCATAAGCAGATCCACTAGATTGGATTTGTCCATCATCTTTATAAAATCTAATATATTGATTACCAAATTCTAAAATATAGGCTTGTTCAGTTGAAAATGTAAATGGAATAAGTCTTGTTTTTAATGAGCTTGTTTTAACTTCAGCTGTAAAATAAGTACCTGGTCGTCTAGTTACTGGTCCATGAGGTAAAACTACAAAGTTTTCAATACGCGTTGCAGCATTAAAATACTTTTGAAAGTCAGTTCTTCCCTGCATAGAAGATGACATTTCCCCAGCCGTAAAGCTAGGGATACTTAATAGTTGTTTTCCCATATTTAGTATCTACTGTTTATAAAATCTTCAGATATAACTTGATCGGTGTTTCCATTACGAGGATCTGTATTGTAACCTTCGCTCGCATCAGAGTGTCTTGCTTCAGAAAGTTTAGCTTGATATTTTTCTGCCATCAATCCAGATACTTGTAAGTTTGCTGTAATTGAATAAGCAAGATCTGCTGCTAAAGCTGCTGAAATAGTTTCTCTTAATAAAACATCCATTTCGTTTGGATCTGTTATTGTTGAAACATAAATTAATTTAATTGTACTTTCATTAGATAGTATTTTTCTACCTTCTACTTTGTAATCAGAATTGTAAGCATCGATTGCTAAAACTCTCAAACTATCTGAAGGTAAAGTGAACTGGTATTTAAAACCCCAGGCTGGTGTAGCTGTGTCTTGTGCTAACTGTTGTCTTTTTATTAAAGAGTTCCATGGATGAGATCTAAATACTGCATCTCTAATAGTTTCATATCTTTCGTTGCATAATCTTGCATTTTTAGAATTATCAGTAAGAGAAGTTATACTCGCAGCTCCCAGCTGATTTAATGCAGAGTTACACATTTGAACGACACTAGCCATTGATTATCTCCATCCTTTTTGTAAAGCCGTATAAGACTTTTTAGAAATTGTTGAATTTTTTTTAGATCGGCTGATCCCCTTTTTTTTTCTGTTGTTTAAATTTTTAACCAAACTATTTTTACTTCCGTATGACATTTTTACTCCTATGCTTTTTTATTATTTTTTGCAAAACTAGCAGCAGCTTCTTTTGAACCAAATCCCCATGCTTTTAATGCTAATGCTAATCTTGTTGGTTTGCCGTTTTTATCTTTCATTGACCCAGACATTCCTGCAAAGCGCGCTGCAAAAGATATACGTCTTGGGTTTGTGCCAGAGCTAACTGGTCTTTTTAAATTAGATCCATCTCTTTTGTTAAAGAACTGTCTACCTCTTTCGCTTAATCCGCCTTTACTATTCTGATGAATTTTTTTTACCATCTTTAATAATATACTTTCGTCTTAATTTTCTTGGTGTAACTAAAGCAAATATTTCTTTTTCAGTTTTTTCTTCCTTAACATCAAAACCATAATGATTTTTGCTGTCGTGTTTAAATCGATCTACTAAAACATATCTATAAATATAGTTGCCACTTTTTAAGTGAGTAACAAGTTTTGGTTTATCGATCTTCTTCATGCACTCTAGGCGGGATCCACTCTCGCTTCCCCCGCCTAAAATTTCTAATGACTATTACTCGTCACAAGGTACTTGGAATACATGAGTTTCTTGCATTCTAGTAGCACCTAATGCCATTGAATAGTAAACCTGTGTCGCGTAAGATTTATCATCTCTTTCAGTAATCTTAGCTTTTGGCTCAGAACCAATAGCTAATTTGATTGCATCTTGAGTGAAACCAAAACACAATCTATCGTCTGTGTTTGTAGCGTCATTGTTTAATCTAGTTGACATGATGAACTCAAATCCTAAGAACGAATTAATATCGCCTTGAGCTAGAGCTTTAACTGTGTTGAAATCAGATGATTTAACTTCAGTTGTAGCTAATAGATCTTGGATTTGTTTCGGACCACACACAAAGTATCTTTTTAAAGATGGGTCTATATCGCCATTATCAAAGAAATATTTAGTTTCTAAAAGTTTAGCAATAGTTAAACCATCAGTTTGTTGTGCAGTTGAGAACTTAGAAGATGAAGGTAGAACAACAGGTGTTCCACCAGCAGCGCCAGTATCTGCAGATCCGCCTAAAGCAGAAATGATTTGATCGTCAATCGTTCTGTTCATAGCAGCTGCCGCAGCTTTTGCGTAGTTAGAAGTTGGGTCTACCAACATTCTTACTTTATCTAAGTCATCGATTAAATCAGCCCATTCGAAATCTGAAAGGCTAACTCTTCTTCTGCTGTGTGGTGTATCTACTCTAGGAGTATCTCCGTGACGAGAAGTTCTCGCTACTGCTGCTGTTGCTCCGATTTGATCGAAGAAAGCATTTTTTCCTCTAATAGTTTCCACATCCACAGCACCTCTTAGTTTACTTCCCATTTGTTGAGAAAGCATACTTACATTTGATGAATATTGTTCAACAAATGCTTCTGTTATTTGATTAGACATATTTGTCTCCTTCTCGGTTTGTGATTGTTAATGTAATCGGATGATTATCCTCACGGGTCGCTCCTCAATTTTAGATCTTCTGGATCCCAGGCTTTCCTGGTGTCAACTAGGGTCTTTCGATTATCCTAATAATTTTTAGCTATACGTTATTCTTTTGTTCTCGTAAAGCCAAAACCTCTTCAATAGCTAATTGATGATTAGGATGATGTTTATCCCAATACGCAGAACCCGATTGTGTTAGTTCTCCAATTTGCTTTTCAATTTGATTTGGTGTCATGTAAGCTGGTCCAGATGCTTGAACAATATTATCTTCTCCCATCTTATCAGCTAACGTAGCAAATGCTTTAATCATCATTGGATGATCTCCAAGTTTAGATCCATCTTCTAAATGTATATTTAAAAAATCTGCATCAACTACTTGCTTTGCAACACTTGCAGCTCTTGTAAGATTGTGGTCATAAGCTCCACCCCATTCTTTTTTAAGATCAGTTTGAGCTTGTTCTCTTGCAGCTACCGCTGTTGTTTCAGCACTATTCTCATCTTGAGCCACCATATCATTATAAAATTTAACGACACCTTCTGCTTGACTAGGAAGTAAACCAAGTTTGTGTGCTTGGTCAGAAAATACTTTTAATGCTTCTTCATTAATCTTAGCATCTTCTCCTAATTGATATTTATATCCATCTGGAGTTTCTGGTCTGCCTAATTTTTCGTAAACAGCTTTCCAATCATCTTCAGTTGCAAATTTATTAGGTACAGGGATTTTATCTCCTCCTACCATTTTTTGTGCATGAACATAACTTTTTGCCAGGCTTTCAATATCTTTTATATTTTCTAAAGATTTGTCGGCTTTTAATTCATCAGAAAGACTTGCTTTCCAATCTGTGTTTGTTTCTGTTGGAGTTGTTTCTACAGGGTCTCCAGACAGTACCGAGTTAGTATTTTCAACTGGTGCTGCTACCTCTTGATTATCACTCATTATTTCTCCTTTTTATTGAGCATATTATTAATGAACAAGACTACTGATCTTGTTCCTTCTAAAAATGCGCTCTCATGGCTATCGCCTTTAATATGCGTAGTCGTAAGAAAGCTGCATCTTTTTTTCAAATCATCTAACACACGTTCGCCTGCTTCTGATTTAAAAACTGTTTGATAGTCTACTTGTAATTGTTTGAGATCTTTTTCTGTCATTATTCAACCGCCTTTAGCGCTGGAGCTATTTGACCAGCAGCCTCGGCAACTTGTTGAGCTTGTTGTAATTGTTGTTGTTCTATTTCCATTTGTTGTTTTTGTTGTTGTTGTTCTTGTACTTGTGCTTTTGATTTCATCATCTTAGCTGGTAAACCTAAAACATCTTTGATGTGATTTACTAAACCATCAATATCTACATAATCAAAAACTGGAGCTACATTTTGTAGAGATCCAAATATTTCTATTCCACGCATCACAGAAGATAGCTCTTGGCTTTTTTGTGCTTTAGCTAATGGAGATACATATTCGATTTCAATATCTTGTTCGCCTAACATTTCTGGTATTGGCGGAAGTTTATTATTTTTTAATAATAAATTAAAAGCTCTAGTTATTAATGGCTGCAAGAACTCAGATTGTAATCTACCTAATACTGGACCAAGTAATCTCATCTTCTCTTCAGTTCTTTGCATTACCTCAGTAGCGGTCATGTTTTGACCCTGTACTGTCATTAACTGATCGACAAAGAAGTTTTCTCTTATTGCTTTTCTTCTTTGTTCTTCCATTTGAATACCTAAAGGATTATTGGATCCAATATTTAATGGTTCAATTCTTTCCCTGGTTCCAGATCTATAGAAGTTTAATCCACCTGGTACAGTTCTAATTGGTAAAATAAAACCATCATCGGGAACCATTAAAGGTGGGTCGATTTGTTTTTGTGCAGCTTTAATTGTAGTCTTACACATTGTATTCAACATCTTCGTATCAGGCAGCGCGTTCATGGCTGGAGATCTTCCGTAAATTTCGTTTGATGAAGATTTTAAATAACGTGGTACAACGTACGGAAACTCTTTAAATCCACTTTCTCTAAGAATAGTTCCTGTTTCTGGATGAACATGGCAAGAAATAAAATCCATATTATCTTTATTTTCATAACCCATTGGATTATCTGATGGATGTACTGAATGAATAATAACGCAATCATCGTATGGTTTATTCTGTATTGCTTGTTCTAAAGCTCTAGGTAATACCGCATCTGGGTACATTGAAGGTATATTCTTATTTTTAAGATGAAACTTTCTAACCAGGCAATCAACCATGCCTTTTTCATTCTCTGTAATAAAGATCTCTGAAATATGGATAGTCTTAAATCTTAAATCATCCTTAACATCATCTGTAATAAACATAGCAGAAGTACCAAATGCTAATAATTCATGGTACATTTCGAACACTTCTTGCTGGAAGTTAGATCTAGCAAATACTTGCTGCATAATTTTTGCGCTGCTTTCTAACCATTCAGTAGCCTCGTCATCCTGGTTGACCGCTTCACTTCTAAATTTAAGAACGAACCAAGGCGAAATTGTATTGGTTAGCATCCCATTTAGACTCGCTGAGAGCAATTCAAGCGCGTGCGTGGCAGTTCCATCATATAATTGGTCATGCCTCTTATCGCCTTTCGTACGCCTTACTGTGATGTTTGATTTTCTAGGTAGGAAATAATCAGCTATATCTTGCCAATGATCTTCCCAGGTAGATCTTTGAGCCTTTAATGTTTCGTATTTTTCAATAACTTGTTTTGCTTTTTGATTGATAGCCATATTAAGCTGCTCCTAATTTATTCTTCTTAATTATTAGATTATTTTTTCCTAACCCTTGTGCGGATGTAAGCAGGTTATCTTTTCTACCTTTTTTATTTGTTTGAATTTTTTTCTCACTTGCTGAATATTCTGTGCTATTGGTAGATTGAGCTTGTGATACTTCCATAGTAGTTGGAGCTTCTGCAGCAACATTTCTTACTGGAGCTGTTGATAGAATAGTAGTGTTATTACCTCTATTGTCATTTCCTCCAACATTTCCTGGTTGATCTGAATAACCCATGCCATCTAATTGGTTTTTAAATCCATCTGATAAAATAAAATCTCTAGACATACCAGAAGTTCTTAAACCTTTATCTGTCGCAAATTTTAATCTTCTATTATAATTAGTATCCTTAACAAATTTACTATTTTTAATTTTACCCATTATTATTCCGCCAGGCGTTTTTTCAGCAATTTTTTGTATAACAGATTTTCGACTATTTCTATTATCTTGATTAGTTTTAGCTATTTCCTTATTTACAGTTTTTGTTTTTCTTGAGCTGTAAGTTGTACCGCCAGTAGCTACTGCTTCTGCTCCAGATACATCGTTATCAGATCCTCCGCTTGATGCTCCACCCATATTAGTCTCCTAGTAATGTTTTCTTTTTAATGGTGCTGTCGTCATCTTCTAATCCGTCAGCTCCTGTTAATATTGTTGATCTTCTGCCTTTTCTATTTTGCAAAACTTTTCTTCTTTTCTCAGCAACTTCAGCAGCTCTTTCCTCATCTTCAAAACTTGGTGGTTCTGGCAAAGGTTCTGGAGCTGGTATTGCAGGCATTGGCGGCATCTTTGGTTTAAATATTGATCCCATAATTAATCTCCGTGTATTGTGTAATCGTTTACTGCAGTTTGTTGAGCTGCAATTTTTTTTCTTGGTAAATCAGTTATAGACATAGCCATATATCTTGCAGCATCGCACGCATGACTTGACCAATCTCTAACTGGTTTAGTTCCAAACATTTTCATTTTTTCGTTATATTTTCGATGGTACTGTCTAAGCGCATCTACCAGCGGCTTGGCTTGATCTGCATCGAACCAGCATTTAGGTAAAAGCATTTTTAAACTGTGTATACCTTCTTCTAAATTTAACTTAGGTAAAACTCTAAACCTAATTCCTAATTGGTAAGCAACCTCTTTCCTGGTCTTACCAGATGAGAATTCTGTAATTTCCAAATCCCATGGCGCATAGTGTTCGCCATAAACATAATCTTTATTCTTTACGACTTGAACATAATGCGGCAAGCCTTCTCGATTGTTTTCGTAATAATCAATAATCAATATTTGGTTTCCCAATAATTGAAAAAAAATTATTACAGTTTGGTCATCGACCCCCAGATCCCATGCGGTATGTACTTCAAGAGCTGGATCATAAGAAACTCTAGTAATCTGTTTATCTTCCTCGAGCTTTTTAATTATATCCCCATATATGGATCCCTCGATGTTCGCTATCCAATCGCACTCAAATTCTTGCTTATACTTCGTATCTCCCATCTGCGCTTTAGCAGCGTCTAACTCTTCTTGGTCGATAATATTTGTCTCGCTGGCTTTTGCTGTATAGGCTAGCCATTGTGGATCTCCCAAAGCGTGTTGGTATAGATCATAGAAAATATTACTCATCCCCTGTGGAGTGGAAATAAAATATGCGAAACCCTTTCTGTCAGATAGAGCGGGTCTCAAAATTTCGTTCCAAAGAACTGGGTTCATTTGGCTGCACTCATCTATGCAAACTCCATCTGCGTAGATCCCTCTAATTTTATCTGGATCTTCACTAGATAGTAAAGTTATTCTAGCGCCATTTGGCAAATCACAACGCAGCTCAGTTTCATTAAACGTAGTACCTGGAATACATCCAGCGTATTGTTTTAAATAATCCCAACAAACCCTTTTGATTGAAACGAATGTTGGTCCAATCAAATAATATCTCGGGTTCTTTTTTTCATTTGTCAGCGCCTTCTTTATAAGGTGCATAATGATAAGAATGCTTTTTCCAAATCGTCTATGGCAATTTAGAACTGCAAATCTATGCTTATCCAATTCATTGTGCAGCATCGCTTGCAGCGGTCTCGGTGTATATGGTATTTCTATGTGCATTAATGTAATGTGGGTAAGTCAGCCATATCCAATATTGAATTATATTCTATCCCCGAGTTTTTCATTAAATCTTTTACGAAACTGTTAGCGTGTCTTTCGTTATCAAAACCATTTAAGTGGATAACCAATCCGTTTGTATCTTCTGCCAAAAATACCATCGCAGTTATAAATTTATTTTTTTTATCCTTATCCATCTGTATGTGTGTGGCTGTGTGTTGATCTTCCTATTTATATATACTTACAAAACGCGCCCGAGTTTCGGGGTATACCCCCCAATGTTCCTGCTTTGTTCCGCTTTTTATATGCAAATAACAGGGTCGATAGGTACAATACCTGTCGACTATTAGCGTAAACATTAATCTTTTTAGCTATCGAACTGGTATCGAGAGTGTGCTGCGAGTTTAGAACTCCATATCGCGCGCCCGAGGATCGCTGCGTTGGCTACGAAGAACCAACTTATCAACCAGTTCAGCAAACCAAACAATTAAAACAAATTCATTTTATCAATCAGCTGCTGATAACTTCTTTGTATCTTGCTGATCCACTTGCTCAATAATTTCTTTAGCTTGTAATAAATCTTTTTTATCATCGCTCGGTCTCCCCCATGATATAGTCAATGTTGTATCTTGTTTA